CGCCTGCAAATGCTCCTGGTCTTCACCATTGCCATACCACTTATTTCTTTCGTGCCAGGTTAGGGCTTGATCGGTAGGCTCTGCCACTACTTGTTGCTGAGGCTGAGACTGTTGATCGTTGTACGCTTGGTACTGGGCTTGTTCCTGGGCTTGAGATTCTGCAACTGCAGCCTGCTGGCGAGAAGTCTGAACGCGCAATCTCTCTTTCTGAATGCTCATGTCATTCTTCAGAGTAGTTGCTTTAGACATTAACTCAGGGTCACCACTGGCAACAGCCTTCTTATAAAGATCATCGACCTGAGACTCTTTTGCCTCAATAGCCTCGGCTTCCTTCGATAGAACCGTCTGATCCTGCTGAGCGGTGTAGGCTCGATATTGCTGCAGCTCACGCTCTTTAGCCAGGGCAATTTGCTCTAGCTGCGCGGCTCTCTCTTCCGCCTGCTTGTTCTTGGCGTTGAGCTTGTTGATTCTTTTGCTGACAGACTTGGTGTAATTTTCCAGCTCATCTTCGCCGCTGGACTTTAACTCCTCGCCCTCCAGTGGATCGTCAACAATTTCAATTTCAATTTCTTCGTTTTCTGGCAGTTCTTCTGCCTGGTTGTTCTCAATCATCGGAAGCTCACTATGTCGTCAGGGTCAAGGATAGTACCAATGACTTCATCGTCATTGATAATGCGGACTTCAGCACCATCTTCCAATTTGAACCTGGCGCCAGAATATCGACCAATAAGAACCCATTCTTTCTCAACACACCAAGGCTTGTCGCCATACTTTGCTTTATCGTTATAGCAAAGGGGACCCATTTTAACTACATATGCGACTACAGTGGCCAAAGCCTCTCTATCCAAAGTTTCTTTGGTTAAAGCAATACCACCTTTTGTCTGCCCTTGTCCTGCATAAGGCAGCACAAGCATTCTCCAGCCTGTTGGAGTAGGCATACGATCAATCAAACTAAGGTCCAACAATGAAGGATCTAACACGCGGTTATCTCCTTCTAAGTAGGCGCTATCTATACTGGATGATGTTTTACTCAAACTTGTTCTCCTTATAAAAGTCTTTTATGGTCATTTCTACTAAGTTTAACACTTCTAGTTGACCTTGCAAACTTTTATAATGTTCGATATCTTTTAGCATACCTTCCATCATCACTTCTTGAATCTGACTCCTGCGCTCGGCCATAGCCCTTTTAAGGGTGCTCGCCAGGGTAAGCTCATCCATCAGACTTTCTCGTAATAGTACAAGCCTTTAGTTGCTGCGCCAGTACCTCTGGTCTTCATGCGCTTTACTTCACCGCCCATCTTCATGCCTTTGGCGGTCTTCATTGCAATAGCAACCGCCTGGGCTTGTGGTTTACCTTCGGATCGAAGTTTTTTAATATTCTTTCCAACTGATTTTTTACCTTTATCTAATGGCATTATTTTTTACTCCCAGCATTTGCTTTAGGTTTTGCTGCAGCCTTCTTCTTAGGGGCAGCCTTCTTTTTGGGCGCTTTCTTAACTTTAGGAACATACGCCTCATTTACGTCTGGTGTTGATAGGTCGTCAGCGACATAATGTCCCTTGTCGTCTCTAGCTCTCTCCATCTCTACCGGAGCTGGGGCAACCATCTCAACCCTGGCATTTGCTGCAATAGCTTTCTTTGCTGCAGCCAGAGCTACTTCATCACCGTTAATCCTTGCCATCTTAGCAGCTAACCGCAAAGCATCTGAATGCTCCAGGTCTTTTCTTGCCTGCTCAGCCTTCTCTCTAATTAGCTTTTCAGCCTGGCGCTCTAGCTTCTTGATAGCCCGAAGCTCTTCTTGTTTTTCTAAAACATAACTTGTTGTCATCTCATGCCTCCAAATTTGGCTCTCATTTCGGCCAGCTTTAGATTGGCTTGTTGATCCAGACGGCGATCAGCGATTCCCAACTTATCATCAGCGACCTGTTTAGTAGTGTCTATACGTTGCTGAGCTATCGCAACATCTTGCAGGTTTTCGTCCTGCTTAGCCTGTTGCTTCATGTCAAACTGCTCAGCATCTTGGTCTATCTCTTTATCTCTTAACTGCAACTCTTGCTGCCTAATGGCAACCAAAGGATCTGTCTCAGACCCCGTATCCATTGAAGCAAGAAGATCTTGGGTAAGCTGCGCCATGATCGGGGCACTGTAACCCTCTTGCATCATTTGAATATCTGCCTGCATAGCTGCTACCTGGTCAGGCGGAACCTGGCCAGATTGAGCTTGCTGCTGCATCTCTTGAACCTGCTGCTGCACTTCTGGAGGCATTTGCTCCTGAGCCGCATCATTTGCCATAAACTGCAGGTGCTGCATCATGTGAGAAATAATCCCGCCCTGGAGCTGCGGAGTTGTTTTCACAATCTCAGTCATAAAGAGAGACTTATGCGCCTCAATATGCGCCTGGTGATTCTGGGGCGGAAATGCGTTAGCAGGTTGCCCCATCATAAAGCCACTGTTCTCCATGCCAGCATCCACCGGTTGAGGCGGCTGTGGCACAGGGGGAGGAGTAAGCAGTGAGTCTATGTTATCAACACCCAGGGCGGCATACATTCGGCGATAAGCCTCATAGATACCATTGGGACCATGTATCTGCGGATTGCTCTGAACCATAGTTAAGAGCTCTTGAGCCAAGGTTATTCTCTGGCTCTGACTGAAGATATTGGGATCACTGACAGGGATAATATCTATCCGTCCATCAAAGTCTTGTCCTTTTATCTCCTGGGGCCCGCTACCATTATCATAAGGATAGCTAGGAGGCAGATACTCCCCAAAAACTTTTGCAAGTAAATTAAACTCTAAGCGCTGCGAGTAATGCAGCCGCTTGTGGATCGCAGACATAACCTTAGTGCCGCGCTCCAGAAGAGCTACTGTAGTGCCAACCGGCATAGCCTGGTTAGCATCACCAATGTTCATATCTCCAATGCTGGCAAATCGCTTACCTGAATCAACCAACATGGCCAACATTCCCTGCAGTACGCTGCTGGGTTCTTTAATTGGCAATGGTATCAGGTTGTCTTTCAAGGACGCGCCGGTAGTGTCAATATCTCTAAACTCACCAGGCTGCAGCGGATTGTCCTCATCCCTGATTCTCATCCCGCGAGCCTTAAAGCCTGCAGGTAAGTTAGCCAGGGTGCCGGCATCAATAAGCTGGCGGAGAATAGATGTGGAGGCTTTAGATATGCCACCAATCATATGGCTGAGACCTAAGCCATAAAAGCCTAAGCCAGGTAAAAACTTGTACTGAACAAAGAAATTAATCTTATCTTTAGACGGGTCGTCTTCCAGGTAGTTTCTTCTGATAGACAGAACCTGCTGACTTCCCTCATCAATCGTAACGATATAGGGTAGTTTTAAACCAGTCTCTTCGCCATCTTCTCCAATGTCTTCAAAGCCTGGTATATCCAGGACGCAATGAGTCTCATAGACAACATGATCTCGATCTTCCTGGTAACTTGGAGCCATGCCCTCAATTTCGTCAATCTGCTCCTCAATCTCACTGCGACTGAAGTGCTGCCCGCCGCCCTTGAGCTCTACATCCGCATAGAATCCAGAGAGCTGCTGCTTCTTAATCTCATTCCTGGACATGTTGATTACATGCGTGACGCGCTCAGCTGAGCTTAAATCTGTGGCTTCATAAGGGACTATTAGGTCCTGGGGCATAATGAATTTTGACAATGCACGATTCTGAACCGTGTCGTAGTAAACTTTCTTAAATGCGCTACCTGCCAGGGGCAAATAGAACAACAGCATATCTAGCTCAGGGTCATATTCCTTCATCACGTTCATGATGTAGAAATTCATAAACTCCTGAACGCGCTCAGCCTGAGATTCAACCTCAGCAGTCCTGGCGCCCATGATCTCGGTCTTAACCGGACCTTTTGCTGGAAGTAACTCTTTATAAGCCTGGGCCTGGAATTGAGTTACGGCCTCGGCAAGGATTGGGTGAATAACACCAGAGCTGCCCTGGAAAGGCGTGGATCTAGCATCATCAAACTTCATACCCAGGTACTTTAACCCGTCAGTATAAGTCTTCTCCCAGTCTGACCTGGACTCTTTATCAGCCTTGATAGATTCGAGAACGTCTCCAGCCAGGGAGCTTAGCTCTCCAGAATCTAAGTAATCAACCAGGTTGACGTTGAAATCTACCTGCGGTGCTTCATCTACCGCATCAATCTCATCATCAATCAGGATATCTTTTTCTGTGACCAATACCTGGGCTGCATTTTCTATTAGATCCTGGCGAGAAGGCTCCTGCATAACTTCCATACCAGAACCTAGCTGGATAATGTCGCCATCATCTTCGGTGCCTAAATTTCTTTTTTCAATCGCCATTAGTAATATACCACCCTATCTCTTTTTAAGAATTGGGCCTCGTCTTTATAATCAGTCTCCAGGTTTAGGAATCCGCCCTGCCTAAACCGCATCAATGCCATTGTAGCACTGTCACAAAAGTCATCGTGCTCACCAAACGGAAAGGCTGCCATTTCTTCTATCACTTCTTCTGCAAAGCCTTCTTCGGGTGCCCACACCATTCCTGATTCAAAAATAGGCGCCACTGAATTCATTCTTGCTATTTTATCTTGACCACGGCTCGGTGTATATGCCATAACAGGTATTCCCATTCGACGCAACTCTTGCGTTAAGGGTGTACCACTAGCCTTTGCCTCAATCAAAACACAGTCCGGTTCCCAATATTTATACTCATCATACGCTAATCTTTTCAATTCTGGAAAGTCTAAGCGAACACGCTTCGCATCCAGCAGCATAATTGCCTCTGGACCATCAGGCTCTGGCTCAAAAACTGCCCAGGTAGTAATGGCTGAATAGTCAGCTGTTTCCTTGGCTGAGAACGCAGTATCGTAAGATTGAATGACATAACTGTAAGCAGGAACGCGGTCCTCCTCCCACATCTTCCACCACTCTCTTTTTACAATAGCACCACTCTGGGCAGTGGGCTGCTGCATCCACTGAGCATTCCACTTGCTAATCGGCAGAGAAGCCTTCACTGAAAGCAGCTCTTCTTTCTTCCAAAACTCAGGCCATAAAGGTTCTTCTGACTCAGGCATGATCGCAGGAAATTCAACAACCTCCCACTGATCGGCATGCTCTTCGCCCTGGCGTGAAAGCACCTTTCCAACCAGGTCCTTAGTGCTCCACCTGGTCATAACAATAATAATAATCCCGCCTGGCTGCAAACGCTGCCGAGGACCGGACGTATACCACTCATAGGCTGCATCCATGGATGTGGGCGAGAGGGCGTCCTGCTCAGAGTGAGGGTCATCAATAATTAGAAGGTCAGCACCACGACCAGTAATGGCGCCACCAACACCCGCATAGAAGGATTCACCTTCCTGGTTAGTGGTCCATCTTCCTGCAGACTTGTTGTCTGATTGTAATTTTAAATCAGGAAAGACATGCTGATAGTCTTCGCTATCAATAAGGTTTCTGACTTTTCGACCAAACCGTACCGCAAGCTCAGCGGTGTGGGTTGTCTGAATGATCTTGAGATCTCCCCTACGGCCCATCATCCAGGCTGGGAAGAATGTAGAGGCAAACTCGGACTTGGAATGCCTGGGGGGCAAGCAAACAATTAAACGCTTGAGCTTGCCATCAGCAATACGGTTAAACTTCTCACCGATAATCTTATGGTGCCGACCCAGGATACACTCAGGCCACATATGCTTCACAAAATTAATAAAGTCGCTTTGACAGTGATCTTGCTTTTCAAGTCTCTGATATCGGCTCAATAGAGCCATGGCTTCTGTCTGCTCAGCTTCGGAAAGAACGTCGAAGTCTTTGAAGTCTATATTAGACATGGCACCATTCTTCATTAAGCCAAAGAAGGGCCTCAGCCTCTCTTCGCCGTACCAGGCCATCCAGGACCTTGCCACTGGCCTTATTCCAGCGTTTTAGCTGGTGAGGAACGTCATCCAGGTCTCCAGAGTTTAGCCTGGTAAGAAGAGTAGAGGATTTTAAATTAGTTGGGCCCAGGTTAAATGTCCAGGCTACCAGGGCGTCAAATTGATTTTGCGTGAGCTCAGTATCTACCAGGTCGTTGACATAACCCTCGAATTCTACCAGGTCATCTATGAGGATCTTCTCAGCATCGTCCTTGGTGCAAGTATCGCCTTCACTTACTCCCCTCGTATGGCCATAGCCTATAGTCCAAACGTCTGCGCTGCACTGGTATGCTCCCAGCTCGCAGCCCTCAAACTTTTTTATTAAGGCAACACCTTCTCCGCTTGTTTTCATAATATCTGGTATCTCCTGGCGCTTATGCTGTTTTATGCAATTATTGACAACATTGTACAGCCGAACGAGCTGGGCGTATATAATCATCTATCAGGCAACCAAGATAGTAGCTATTTTTCTCGCGCTACATTTTTTGTCTTCTCGTAGGAGCGCATGGCTCCCATGCCGAGCATGCCCATAAGGACGGGGGTGAGAAGAGATGGGTCAACTTCTGGCACATCAAACCAAATGCCAAGCACCTGGGCCAGGATCACGTTGTATAAAAGACCAATTCCGCAAATCCAACCAACAAATGGGCGCCATCCAGCTACAAAAAGGCTTTTATGGGCAGCTTCTACCTTATTGACTTCCAGCTGCGCCTTGTTAATTTCTAATGCCTGCTTGGACGCCAGGGTTGTAATCTCGTGGGCCAGGGCATTAGCCTGGTCCTTATCCTCAATAAATTTATTTAAGAGGCCGGTTACGGGT